CAGGAGCAAAAGATAGAACAGAGATAGAAAAATTTAGAGGTTGGAAACTAATGAAGTGCTATATAGATGAGTGTCAATCATTTAGGTCTTACTTAAAAGAACTTATAAATGACATCATTATTCCTGCACTTAGGGATAAAAGAGGACAGTTGTACTTAACAGGAACTCCAGGTCCAGTAAAAGCTGGTATTTTTTATGAATACTCTCAGTCAAAAAACTGGAAAGCACATCACTGGACAGCTTTTGATAACCCTTATATGAACAAACCTCCTGAGTTAAACTTAGAAGACATATTAGCAGAAGAAAGAGTTATAAGGGGTATTGATGAGTCAGACCCATCTTATATAAGAGAAACATTTGGTAAATGGGTGGAGGATAAAGATGCGCTCGTATTTAAATTCAGCAAAGCAAAAAACATCTTTAATAAACTCCCTACTGAAGGGGAGTGGAACTATATTATTGGTGTGGACATTGGCTATAATGACAGTGATGCTATCGCTGTTATCGGCTACAATACGCATCATAAGCGAGTCTACTTGGTGGACGAACATGTTAAAAACAAACAAAACATCAGTCAATTAGTGGCTGCTATAAATGAATATAAGGACTTATATAATCCTATTAGGATGGTCATGGATGCAGGAGCTTTAGGTAAAAAGATTATGGAAGAGCTTCGAATGAGGCACGGTCTTAGTATCGAGGCTGCTGACAAGACCCGAAAAGTAGAGTTTATAGAGCTATTAAACGATGATTTACGAACTGAAAAATTTAAAGCCTTCAAGGGTTCTTTATTTGAAGAGGATTGCATGTTGGTCCAATGGGACAAAGATTCGAAAATTCGTAATCCAGAAAGACCAAAAGTTTCAGACACTTATCACTCTGATATCTGTGACGCTGTGCTGTATGCTTGGAGGGAATGTCGTCATTATCTATCTGAAAAACCAGAAGAAAAGATAAAAGAAGGGACAGATGCTTATATGAAAGAGCTAGAAATGAAAGAAGCTATGGAGTGTGAAGAAAGAAAAAGAGATCCATATTCTTTTGAATTAAGTAAGTTATACGACGATGATATAAAAGAATTGGACAATATAATAGATGAACAATAGGAGACAGCTATGTTAAAAAACCTTGAAGATGTTAAGCTGTTTATAGAATGGTGTAAAGAACATAAAGTAAAATCATTTAAAATTGACGGTGTTCAATTTGAACTATCAGAGTTATCATTTGTAGAATCAGTAACAGATTATACTGAAAAACTACAAACTGTAGCAGACGAATCAAAATTTGAAGAAGAACAACAAAAAAAAGAAGACGATGAACTAATGTTTTGGTCTTCAAACATCTAGGAGTAACCCTTGCACTCGGAAATAAATGGAAACCGATGGTGGTTGGCAAATAAAAATAATTTATACCAAGAGTTGTTTGCTTACGTTTCTGCCCTAGATAGTCGTCAACAATATAGACAAGCTGACAATATTCGGTATGCTAGACTGTATGGCAACTATGAAATGATAGGTCTTGGGGCTTTTAACTACAGTAGAGTTGAAGCTTCTTACAATGTAACAAACAGAGTTACTCTTAACGTAATTCAATCTCTCATTGATACAGTCGTATCTAAAATAACTAAAAACAAACCAAAAGCTACCTTTCTGACTTCTGGAGGTGATTTTAGTCTACAACGTAAAGCAAAAAAACTTACAAAATTTGTTGAAGGTATTTATTCTTACACTGATTTTTACCAAACAGCGTCCATGGCATTTCAAGATGCTTGTATTTTTGGCTCAGGTTGTATTAAAATTTACATATCAGAAGGTGAAATAAAAGCAGAAAGAGTAATAATTGATGAAATAAAAGTAGACGATATAGAGTCTTACTACGGTAAACCAAGACAAATTCATCAAGTTAAGTATGTAGAAAAATCTGTTCTTAAGGCAATGTTTCCAGACTTTGAACTGCAAATAGACTCAGCTTCTTATCCAGACGCTTCAACATATGGTCAATCTGCTACAGCTAAAGACATGATAAAAGTTATAGAGTCTTGGCATTTAAAATCTGGACCAGAATCAGATGACGGAAAACATAGTATTTGTATCTCTAGCGCAACATTATTTGAAGAAAAGTATGATAAAGATTATTTCCCATTTGTATTTTTTAGATGGGGTGAAAGACCTGTAGGTTTTTTTGGTCAAGGTCTTTGTGAACAACTACAAGGTATTCAGCTAGAGATTAACAAAATTTTAAGAACAATACAAGTTTCAATGCACTTGGTATCTGTACCAAAATTATTAGTAGAAGCAAGTTCAAAGATTGTTTCTTCTCACCTAAACAATAGGATTGGTGGAGTCATAAAGTATGCAGGAACTCCTCCACAGTATGCTCCTCTAGGCGGCATACCTGCTGAATTATTTGCACATCTAGATCGTCTGTACCAGAGAGCTTATGAAATATCAGGAGTTTCTCAATTAGCAGCTCAGTCTATGAAACCTGCTGGGCTAAACTCAGGTAAAGCCCTAAGAGAGTTTAACGATATTGAAACTGAAAGATTTATGTCAGTAGGAAAAAGGTATGAAAAGTGTTTTATAGAAGCTGCTGAAATAATGATAGACATGGCTAAAGATTTATACCTATCAGAGGGTGACTTCAATGTTAAAACTAAAGATGGTAAGTTTGTAGAAACTATAAGTTGGAAAGACGTAAACATGGATGCAGATAAATACTTGATGGAAATTTTTCCAACGTCTGCCCTGTCTAGTACTCCAGCGGCTAGATTAGCCGATGTTCAAGACCTTTTATCGGCTGGGTTTATAAGTAAAGAAGAAGCTCTCAAATTATTAGACTTTCCAGACTTAGAGGCTTCTCTAAATCTTTTGAATGCAGATTCTACTAATTTAGAAAAAATACTAGAAACTATGATGGATAAAGGAGAGTATTTTCCTCCTGAACCATATCAAAATTTAGAGAATGCAATTCGTAAAACTCAACAAGCTTATCTGATGTTTAAGGTGCAAGGTGCTCCAGAAGACCGTCTTGAACTACTGCGTCAATACATGGAGGATGCTCAAAATCTATTGATGAGAGCACAAGAACAAGCCCCTACTCCAGAGCAAATGACCAGAGAATTAGCTGAAATGGGAGCAGCAACAGCAGCAGCAAAGGTAGCTGAGAACATAACTGAAGAAGAAAACCTCTTAACTAGAGGAGCTTTAGACTTAGAAGAGATAGAAAACGAAAGTGCTCAAGAAGAAGTTCCAGAAGAACAAATAGTAGAAGAAGACGTCACAGAAGAAGTGGTGGAAGAAGAGTAATATAATAAGAAAACAATTATAGATCACAATGATCGGGCTATGCCCTTTAAGCTAAAGGAGTTAAAAATGGAAGAAAACACTCATGGACACATGAATGATGTAGTCGTAAACCAAGAGGCAGCTGAGCCTCAAGAAGAAAGCAATGAATTTAAGGATTTAGAGCAACCCCAAGATTCTGAGTTTGATAGAAAATTTGCTGCGCTCAGTAGAAAAGAAAAAGCCTTAAGAGAAAGAGAGCTTGAATTAGAAAGAAAGTATGGGAGTAAAGAGAAAGAACTTCCACTAGAGAGAAGAATTAGGTCTAACCCCCTAAAAGCTCTAGAAGAACTCGGTTTAGATTATGATAAACTAACTGAGTTAGCTCTTAATGATGGTAGGTTAACTCCAGACATGCAAATAAAGTTAATGCGAGAAGAGCTGGAAAATGACTACAAAGAAAAATTTAACTCTTTGGAAGAAAGATTAAATGCTAAAGAGAAGATGGAAGAAGAAGCTAAGTACGATGCAGTTAAGCAAGGGTTTGTTGGAGAGATAGAATCTTTCATAAATGAAAACAAAAATGACTTTGAATACGTGGCTCATAATGAAGCAACCGATGTAGTTTATGATGTAATTGAAGAACACTACAATGAGACAGGTAGGATACTGGATATAAAAGAGGCTGTAGAAGCCGTTGAGAGTTATTTAGAAGAAGAAGCCGAGAAACTACTTAATCTTGGTAAAGTGAAGAACCGTCTCAACTCTATAAGAGACGAATACGAGCAACCACAAAGACAATCGCAAGTAACACTGTCAAACGCCCATTCTGCTCAGGCGAACGAAAGAGTAGGTAGAAAGCTATCGGATGAAGAATCAAAAAGAGAAATGGCACGTATGTTACAATGGGATGAATAATTAACTAAACTTAAGGAGTTTTAAAATGGCACTTAATATGACAACTTTTGCTGCGGCTCTAAAGCAGCATTACACAGACGAAAAAATTGAAAACATGGTCTACAAGGATAATCCATTCTTAGCCATGATTGCAAAGTATGAAGACTTTGGTGGTGAAAACCTCAAGCTTCCTGTAAAGTATGGACTTCCAATGGGTCGGTCTGCTACTTTTGCTGATGCAGTTTCTAACAAATCTGCTTCTCAGTTAAAAGCATTTTTACTAACTAGAAAAGCTGACTATGCTATCGCTTCTATCGCTAACGAAACTATAGAGGCTTCAAAAGGTAATGCAAACGCATTTATCGAAGCTGCTACTTTTGAAATTGATGGAGCTATCGAAGCTGCTACTAGATCACTTGCTATCTCTCTTTATGGAGATGGTTCAGGTCAGATCGGTGTTGTTGGTTCACTAGCTACTACTACTGCTTCTAACGATACTGTTACTCTAGCTACCATCGATGACATTACTAACTTTGAAGTTGGTATGCAGTTAAAC